TCGGGTAAGACCACTCTGGCAGCAGCATTGAAATCACGATTGGAAAACGCAGGCAACACTGTGGCCTGGTTTAATGCTGATCAAGTGCGTAAAGAGTATGATGATTGGGATTTTAGTGATGCAGGCAGACAACGCCAAGCAAGCAGAATGCGGCAACTTGCCGATGAAAGTAATGCTGAATTTGTGATAGCCGATTTTGTTGCGCCGTTTCCGTCAATTCGCGTCATGTTTAACGCGGAGTATCTTGTGTGGGTTGATACGATTTCAGCTGGGAGATATGAAGATACAAACAAAGCATTCACGCCGCCTGAATATTACGATATCAGAGTAACTGAGCAAGATAGTGTGCAATGGTCAAACTTCATTTTCAAAAAAATAACTTTAGATTGAAGTTAAATGAGTAAATATATTGGACAAGATAAAAACGGACATTTAGATCCGGCAAAGAAATTAATTGTAAACGATAGTACTGGGACTAAATATGGTACCACAAACAGGGTTCTTATGATTATCCGAGCTGAAGCTAGAAAGCAGATAAAAGACAAAAATAGTATTGCTTTGACGAAAATTATTGAAGATTCTAAAAATGCAATTCTGAGTCAAGCTGGCGGATGTTACATACCAGAGTATGGAGTCGATTATTTCAATCCGATTACTAAAACTAGAGATTCAATTGGACTCTTAGTCCCATTTTATTCCAATGGGAAACTTAGACGACACTACGGATTAATAAATCAGGAGTCTCAAAAGCCAATTGTAAGAATAATTCAAAAGACTTATGAAATTAATGTGTCTAGAAATACAGAATACGACCGATTTGTACAAATTCTTCAAGAACTTCAATGCGCCCATGATGCTGCATTTGACTCGGGAAGAAATGATATAAATCTATTTGTTGATCTTTGCAATAAACTAATAAAGGAAATTTATGTTAGAACGTGATAAAAAGGGGTATTTAGAACCCGTAGAAAAAATTGATGGTAAATGGTATTACTGGGATCAAACGTGGTCTAATAAACACGGGCCCTATGAGAACTCCGTAGAAGCGAATCTTGCACTATTGGAGTATTGTAACACAATATTAGGTGTAGCATGCGCTACGGACGTTTCTATCGAACCCTAATCATTAACTAAGGAGATAATTATGGATAAGCGTACACAAGAATTGGCCGAACAAGCTGGATTTGTATTTTGGGGCAATGAATCATGGGGCCCAGGCCCCGGTCACATTGATTGGTCATGCAACTATGATGAAGAATTCAATAAACTTGATCAACTTTTGCGGGAAGAATATGAGAAAAAAATCAACGCAGAGCCCTTATCAGCAGCCGTGAAATCTTGGACTGTTACTACAGAAGAAGATTCGGAAACCGGTGATGTTATTCTACCTCTGCCAGATGATATGCTCGAGCAAATGTCTTGGGAAGAAGGTGATACTTTAGAATTTAAAGATAATTCGAACGGTACATTTACTTTGAGTAAAAAACAAGAAACCGAAATCGTCCTGGTAGATGTTGTTTCTACATACCGCGTTAGTTATGCAGTGGAAGTTCCCAAAGGCAAAACCGAATGGGCTCTTGATACTGTAACTATGGAAGATGCAAAAGAATTTAGCCAAGAATGGCTGGGTGAGCAAATCATTGGTCACCGCGTAGTTACAGAAGCCGAAGCTCTTGCTCTCTGTGACAAGCAAAATGAATATTGCTCAAGTTGGTCAGATGAACTCAAGAAAAAGAATTTTTTCACTTCTCTCGAAGAACAAAATGTGTATTAAGAATTAATTTACACATATTCATAGTTGTTTTATAATAAATCATCTTCTCCAAATCACAAAGGTAAATCATGGATTACGAACAAAAACTTGAACTTGCTGGCCATCAACTCCTCAAGGGCCGGCCCCTGACTGATGTGCAATTTGAATACTTCTTTGACCACTACTGCAACTCTGGCGAAATGCCATATGGTGTGGCAAAAGCCAGATCTGGTGATCCGTATAATTGGATTGATGACAAGATATCTAAGGAATATGAGCGACTCAATACTGTGTTGCAAGTTGGCGCTAGGATCTAATTTTCAAACCAAAGATTATAATGAAGAAATTTACACAACAAGAAATTGCAAATTGGGAAAAATGTGAGAAAGTTCGACAAAGTGGTGAATTTAACATGTTTGCCATACAAGCACAAGAAGCATCTGGACTCACATACGAAGAATTTATGTTCGTTATGAAAAACTATTCTGAACTTGCCAATGCACAACCTCGACAATAAAATGAACAATTATACAAAACATGCTCTAAACGAATTCAAAATTCTTGGGTGGATGAATGAAGATGGAAGTTTTGAAGATCCTATGCAAGCGCAAATTTGCAACCACCTTATGGATTTACTTTATGTGTTTGCAAACGAAGGCCATAGTGGAACTTCGGCGCCATACACAATAAAATTGTTTGAACATCTAGCTAATTTTAAACCAATTGGTCCTTTAACTGGTGAGGATTCCGAGTGGGAAGATGTTTCGAGTTATAATGGAGATAATGTGTTGTATCAAAATACGCGCGCAAGTCACGTATTCAAAGATAGGGCTGGGGCATACGATGTTAACGGCAAGGTATTCTGGAGTTGGGTCAGTGACCCAGATATTGACGATGGTGAACCATTTCAATCAAGCTATATTTCCGCTGATTCTAAGGTGCCAGTAACATTTCCATATGTGGTTCATGACCACCCAGAATACGTGTTTGAACCAACTGAAGCATTTCCCAACGAACACTTAAAATAAACTAATACACTCTTTTAATTTACAAGGAAAAATCAAATGACACTAACTAATAATTCCGGTCTGACACCTGCTATGCTGACAGAAGCTGTTGGCAAATTGCTCAAAGATACTGTGGTTACAGTAAAGTTTACCAAGGTTTCTGATGGATCTGAGCGAACAATGGCTTGCACTCAAAACTTTGAACTCATTCCAGCTTCGGATTATCCAAAACAAGAAGCACTACCAACGATTCAGAATGAAGAAATTCTGAAGGTATACGACATGGAAAAATGTGCATGGCGCTCATTCCGCAAAGATTCTATTATTTCTTACGAGGTTTAATTATATGGTCGCTGATAAAAAATTGGATGAGTTGCGTCAACGTAATGAACAACGTCTTAGAGAGGCCAAGGAAAAACTTGGAACTAAATGGTTGCTTCATGAAGCAAATAAAGTTCAAAAGAAATCAGAATTAGGTTTTGTTCTGAGTTGATTAAATAGTTTTGTTGTGAGCCCGTAAATACTTGAATAAAGCCTAAGGAACGGTTGAAATAGAAGATGTTGCAATACATCGCTACGACGAATATGGTTGTAATTCCTTTAAAACGAAGGGATCCAAGAACCGGTTTCGAAACCGGCAGCTCCACCAGAAGCATTGGTTAGAGTGGCATGTAAGGATTACCAAGATCCCGAGGGCTGGAATTCTTTACCTATGAACAATAGGATGCTTCTGATGGGGCTGACATGGTGATCGATTGGGTTAGATAGTAGAGACGGCAACCCGGTAGGCGATGACCGTTAATCAAGCAAAACTTGTAAATGCAAATGATGCATACTTTTTGGTAGCTGCTAACGCTTAAGCCAAACGAGGACTAGAAATTGTTCCTTGTAACCAAAACAACAATGGACCTCGAAAGGTCCATTTTAGTTTAGTTTAGTCTTGATTTAAATCTGACATCAGCCAATTTTGCAATGGATCTTTACTTGGTCCAGATGAATGCAATGTGTTAAAGTCTGCTGTGTCAGATTCAGTGCCGTCATTCACAAAACCAAACGGAGTCATATTTTCCATAATATATGCTTCCTGTTTTTGTGCAAGTAAATGGCGAACATTTATATTTGTTATATCGGCAAACATCGATTGCCGAGTTAGCCAGCTAAAAAGCCAGAGGCATGTAGTCAAGTCATCATTGATGTTTGTGTCTGATGCAGCGTATGAAGCACCCTTTTGCTCAAAAACATTCAATTCTTGAATAATATCAAACGAATTTAAAAGTAGTTGATTGCCCTCGACTAATTCTTTTAGACCTGAGCACCCAATATTCTTAACTCGTTTGGTTGTTCTTACACCAGGATAACCATTGCCTTCTGTAACACTTTCCTTTATCGTAAAATAGATGTTTGCATATTCAAATTCATAGAACATAGTGTTAGCAATTTCCTGGCCAGCATCATTAATTTCAATCAGACAATATGCGTCATTATACTGCTTCACAGTGTTCATAATCATAAACGGATAGGTGGTCAGTCCAATTGCGTTGTCTTTGTACGTAGCTACGACTTGGTACGGTGTAGTAGTGATGTCGAATATGATAAACGCGGAATAGTCTAAATGCTGACCACGCGAGGTATCTACTGTGCATGCATATGAATGGTCCTTGATTGGCGCTTCATACATCTTCAACGAACCAGAGATAAATTTTGGATCAAAAAATGGTACCATAGCCATTTTTTCGCCTGAAATCAAAGTTTTACTAGATCCTATAAATTGGACCATAATTTCTTGATTGAATTTAACTTCCCCAAGATTCTTTCGTTGATCATTTAACCATTCTTCATCACGGTCTGGATTTTCGTCCCAAGTAATTCTCACGGGGGAGAAACCATTTCTACCTGCTTCTGCTTCTACCCACATCTTGTAGAACATATTCATGCCCTTAGGTGTAGAAGTTACAAAGATCTTTGTGTTCTGGCCAGATGAAAGTACTGGGAAAACTGATGTTAAGAATTCTTCTGCTATATTATTGGGTACAAACGCAAGCTCATCACAATATACGTGCGTGCACGACGAGCCTCTGATCGCATTCGGACTAGTTGCGGCAGTGAAGATCTTTGAATTATTATCTAACTTAATTGAACCTTTATTCCATTCGACTACACCTTGTTGAATCCAGAACGGAAGATTTTCATAAGAAAACTGGATACGAGAAAGAATTTCTCTGGCCATTGCCGCCTTGTTGGCAAGGATTGCAATATTTTTATCTGTGTTGAATAAAACTACCCAAAGAAAATATGCGGCTGTGCAGATAGTTTTGCCATATTGCCGTGGGGCAAGAGCAATTACTTTTCTATTTTCATGATACGCAAGGATAAGCCGTTCTTGATATGAATGCAAAGCAAACGGTACAGTACCGCGGTCCACATGAATAACTTTTACATACTTCTTAATAAAGTAAATAGGATCTTTAGAACATTTGATCCATTCGTCTACCTGTTCGGTAGTAAATGAGATCTCAACCCCAGATGCTTTAAGGTTTTGCTGCCCGTTATAGCACTCTGGTCGTCTGTTAGTAGCCATTATATTTGAGACGGAAGAACTCGAATCATAAATTCTTCAGAAGTTGCATAATTACCTGTACATTCCCATCTAAAAATCCAATCACCAGGTATATTGAGATAGACGGTTGATGTATACTTAAGATTAGATAACTGAGTTATACTACCCGTGGTGACAAGACCGGATGGATCTTTATACTTTAAAGCTACATTAGTTGGTGTAACTATAGTACCATTGACATCCTTAAACTCGGATATGGTTGTTAGATTATTACCAACCATTTTAATTGTTGTTAAATTATTATTCATTGTTTTTACTCATTTTTTATAGAAACCGAGTTGAATTGCAACTGTTTATCCAGCGAAGGATAAAGATTCTTTATACTAGCATAATTATATTTATTGCTATATCGTACACTTGCTAAATCGCCATAAAAGTCTGGTTTATTGATTAATCCGATTCTACTAGAAGTACTTACGTTTGTCTGAACACTTGATAATGCAGCTGTTGAGACTGCGGTTGTGGCAATTAAATCTATCGTAGCAGTTGATTGGATACCGGTTACTGCTACAGCTACAGCTATTTCTTGTGTAATGTTAACAGCATTTATTGTGACTGCAGTTTGCACTCCGGATAGTATAGAATCTATACTCATCGAAGATTCAATTGAATCTACATTGGAAACCGCATGAACACTGGTTAATTTGTATTCAGCAGCAGCAATTGTATTAACTGAATCTGCAACACCTACGACATTTGTACTAGATAGAGAAATTGATATTTTTTGTGAAGCAACAATGGAATCTATTGCTAGTGTAGACTGCACACCAGATACAGTATATTCTGTGCCAGATTTAGCAGTAACTGGATTTGTTATTACTATCGACTGTACACCAGACAGAATAGTTTCTGTAGTAGTTATAGTTGTAAGTGAATTTGTTGTTACTGTTGATTGTACACCAGACAGTCCAACTGCAAAATTCACATTGGTGACGTTTACATTAGCAGTGGATTGTACACCAGATAAGGCAACAGTTGCCGACACTGATAGTATAACTGAGTTTTCACTAACCGATGCCTGTATGCCGGACAGTTGAACTCCTGACGCGGGCGCGATGGCAACTGAATTTACTGAAGTAGTTGTCTGCACACCAGACAGTTCGGCTCCAGAACCGGTTATAGTGAAAACTGAATCTACTGTAGATTCAGTTTGTACACCAGATAGAATTACTGCTATTTCCTGAGCTGAATTAGAAGAATTTACTGAAGTAGTTGTCTGCACACCAGACAGTTCGACCGTGGCCCCAGTTATAGTTCCAACTGAATTTACTGTAGCTGTGGATTGCACACCAGACAGAGTAACAGAAATTTCCTGAGCTGAATTAGAAGAATTTACTGTAGCTGTGGATTGTACACCAGATAAAGCAGATGAGGCATCAACTGTAGAGACGACTGAGTTTGCTATAGCAGTTGTCTGAACACTAGTAACACCGACAATAAAAGTTTGTTGAATTGTCCCAGAATCAGATGTGTTGTTTTGAACATTACCCTGTACTGTAAGTGGATTAGTATCTAGCCCAAGCCAGGTTACTTTTGCACCAACACCTGCATCAACTGTAGAGACGACTGAGTTTGCTATAGCAGTTGTCTGAACACTAGTAACACCGACAATAAAAGTTCGTTGAATTGTCCCAGAATCAGATGTGTTGTTTTGAACATTACCCTGTACTGTAAGTGGATTAGTATCTAGCCCAAGCCAGGTTACTTTTGCACCAACACCTGCAGCTACTGTGGATATAACTGAATTTACAGCTGTGTTTGTTTGTACACCAGTTACGGTAGATGATATGTCAGACATAACGAGTCCTCAAACGTAGTAGCTGTAATACAGCTGTGTTTGTACACCAGTTGTAGCTATAGCCAGATTTATACCAACTGAATTTACTCCGGCTGTTAGGAATGAGAATTCAGGTGGGGATAGATTACCAAGAGCGCCGGTCGCGGCATTGTTAACAAGCGAGATATTAACTGCTTGTGTTGTGGTAATTGATTGGAGATTTGTTGTTGCTAATGTCGAAGACAGGGCAACAGAAAGATCTTGATAAGCCGTTAGAGTTGATACCGTAGCTGTAGAAGCAACAGTTGTCAATCCAACACTTACAGCAGCGGATGATTGTACAGTACCAACTACACCGGTTTGAGTAGCACCTATTAAACCAATACCAAAACAGATAGATGTAGTATTGACTACTAAACTAGAAGAAGTACCGGTCAAAACGACAGATACTTCTGAACTGGAGTTAATAACGCCACCAAATACTACACTACCTAAAGAACTAGATCCAAAGCTCATTTTTTAAAATTCTAGTTCTTTTATATATTTAAGCGACCATTAATTCTGGGTGCCAACGTTCCATAGCGGCAATTCTTGCTGCTTCTTTTTTCATTTTTCTATACTCTGGGTCATTTTTAAGTTCTTCGTGTCTCATTCTTTTGACTTCTTTTAACTTTGCCATAGCTTCCGGAGTATGAGTTTTCTTAATATTTTGTCTAGATGATTCCATTGCTAATTCGGAATTCAGATGAGCTTGTGACATCTTTTGTCTATGTTCTTCCGTAGACCATAACAACATCTGTGCTAATCTATTAGATTCTTTTGCTTCTTCTGATCTAGTACCTTGCGGTATGCCAAGTCGTTTTTCTGATTGAAGTTGTCTATATGCTGGATCTTGCCACATTTGTTTAGACTTTTCGGAAATTTTTTAACGGTTTCTTCCGAATTTAAAGTCGCAACAATATTAGGTATCGTTTTAGCTCTATGTTCTTCTGTTGTCCAAATTTCAGACATTTTTGCAGACATATGTTCTGTATGTCCTTCACGAGACCACATAGCTTTTGCTTGTATAGATAACTCCAGTTTCTTTTCGGGAGTAGACATAGTCTTCTTAATAGAAATTGCACGCTGAGCTGTATGTTCAGGTTCGTGTTTCTTACCTTTTAGACTATTAGAAATTCTTTCGGATTTCGTCTTACCATCGAATACGCCAGTGTGACGATCTTTCTTTAGATTGTAATATCTTTTACCAAGTTGATTATTTGGTATAAAAGCTAACCATCGAAACTCTCGTTCATAAAGATCATCTCTGGTCGTCGAAACGGTTTCCAAAATTCTACGCTTAAAATCTTCGGGTCTACGTTTATAAGCATCTCTCATCCACGTAGAAGAACAATATAGTTATCCGTAGGATAACCCCAGTGGCTTCCTATGTAGAATCTATTGTGTTTTCTATCTAACCAAATATACACAAATCCAGAATCAATAATTTTCTTTTTAGCCATATAAAATACCCCTAATTAAAGAGTTATTTATACGACTATTTAGAAAGTATGTTTTCTAGACTAATCTAAGAAGACCTGTAGATGCGTCGTTTACTGGCATGGTAAGAGTCAACGTACCGGCAGTAATAGTCTGAGCAGTAAAAGTGTGAACCGAAACTGCTTTATTACCCTGTGTGGAATTATAAAGAAGAACAGCATCAAACGATGTAGTTAGCGTTACACCAGAGAACACAATGTTTGCCGATGGAGTAACGAATGCCGTAGTACCAGTAGCGTTAGGTGGTGTAGCAAAAGTTACAGCGACGCCGCCAGCGGTATAACCTGATCCGGATACTTCGTTTGTAACAGAATAAACTGTTGAAGCTGCACCCATTGAAGCAGTTGCAAGATATAATGCTGCTTTGAATGAGTCGGCACCTGTACCTGCTCTTATTACCCCGGTACCAAAGTTGTGGTGTCCAAGAAGTAATTCTTTTTTGAATGATGTTGCCATCGATTGTACATTTGCTATTTTAGGTTCCTCTTTTCTTCTTGATTAATATTTTATAGTGAAGCTTCAGCAGGCATAAAGACACCTTGTTTCAATTGCATCTGTACTTCTCGTTTAACAATTACCCCATCTTTTCGCCATTCTTGCCATTGAGTTGTTTCATTCTCGTTTTCTGTAGTTCCTTCAGTTTTAACAAGAGTTGATTCTTCTACCATACCAAGTGTTGTGAAAATTTCTGCCATAATTATAATTCCTTTTAAGTTGTCTATTAATTAAAAATACTCATCAATTTTTGAGTATCTTTTATTGAATACATCTTTATTTAATGTGTTTAGATTTTTTGAATAGTCCTTGATGAGGACTATTCCGATATTTATGCTCCAGTAGGTCTCTCGGTTGCATATATAGCTTCTGCATAGTATGTAAATGTATCACCATTTGCACAAACTGAAGATGCTGCTCTATTGACCGCGGTTGCACTAAGAAGTATGTTTATATTTAATTAGCCAGCAAAGACATTATGAGATCCGGCATCAATCACGATGTAGTTAAAGTAACACTAATTTGACCAGGGCCAATTAATGCAAGTTCAGGCGCAGTCAGCATGTGTATATATAGAGTATCGGTACCAGTAAGGGCATGAGTTCGTGTCATGATTTCTGTAGCACCCTGAGTTAGTGTAACAGTCAGGGTGCTACCAAAGGTGCTGCTAGCACGATAAGCTAGAGTAGTATTTGCGGTAGGTGTTGCCGATTCTTCCAGCAGCATAGTGCAGCTTGACGCAGAGTTGACGCTGATATACTCCATGGCCGAAGGCAGCAGCTCATTGATGGCTTCGTGCAGGGTTGCTGCACCTGTGGCTGTCCATGCGCCTGCGCTGGTGGTGGAGGCGGGTTGGACTAGGGTAGGTAGAGTGACGCTTACGCCGTCA